TGTATCAGGTATTGACGAAACTGATAGAAACTAATAAATAAATTTAAGGGGGGTATTATTATCCCCCTTAATACTTATCCCTTATAATAAATAGGAATTTATGACAACTTACGATTTAAGAAAAAAAACTGATGCAAGCACAGGGCAAAGAATTATTTCATTAGGTAATAATATAAGGGTAGAACGTTTAGAAAATAGAATTAATAAACAAGAAGAAAAACTTAACAAAATATTAGAATTATTACAAAATGGCAACAACTTATCTAACTCTGACAAATAAAGTTCTTAGAGAACTTAACGAAACAGAATTAACTTCAGGCACGTTTTCCTCTAGTAGAGGCATACAAACTGCAATTAAAGATTTTGTAAATAAATCTATTCATGATATTTATAATGAAAGTGCAGAAATACCTGTTATACATACGAGAATAACTCAAGATTTAACTATTGGTGATGCTGAATATGATTTTCCAACAGATATGCGAAGAGTTGATTTTGAATCTTTTAGTTTAAAACCAAGAGAATTAGTTACAAATAGTGAGTTTGCATCTAATATAAATAGTTGGACAACTGGAGATGGATCACCATCACATACTTCAAGTGGTAATGGTAGATTAAACTTAAATAGTTCAGCAGCATATCAAGCTATTAATACCACTGTAAATAAAACTTATAAAATACAAGTTAGAGTTTTAAGTCCAAATAGTTCTAGCACTGCATTAATAATAAGAGTTGGAACATCAGCTGGTGGAACACAAAATTTAAATACAACACAAGCTGTAACAAATTTTAGAGAAGGTGCTATATTAAATACTACATTTACAGCAACAGCACAAACATCATATATTTATGTAGAAGCATCAAGTGTTCAATTAGATGTAGATTATATAAGAATATCTAGAAGTGACATTGCACCAAGAAAATTAAGTTATTTATCGTACGATCAATTTTTACAAAATAGAAAACCTGTTGATGATGTAAATAATAGTAGTCAATATGATATACCGCAATATATTTATAGAATACCTAGTTATACAGCATTTGGTGTAAGTCCCATACCTAATACAAATGAATATGCTATAAGTTATGATTATTATACAACACATACAGATCTATCCGCACATGGAGACAATATGGCATTACCTGATAGATTTGCTTCTTTAATTGTAGATAGATGTAAATATTATACTTATATGTTAAGATCTGATCCACAGCATGCACAATTAGCAGATAGAGACTATCAAAGAAAACTTAGATTATTAAAAACAGATTATGCTACAAAAGCTGATTACATGAGAACAGATGTAATAGCTGAAAGCATTACAACAAATATAGGAGCAGTTAGATAATGACTACTGAAAATAAAAGTATATCAGAAGATATAGTAAAGGCTATGAAAAAAAAAGCTATTGATAATGTAAATTATAAAGAAATGAAAGAAGAATCATTAAAAACAAAAAATACATTAGAAAAAACTTATGATAATCCTTTTGATGCAAGAGAAGCATCTGATGAAGAGGATAGAAAAAATGTACAAGAGGGTAGAAGAACAGATATGTCTAGAAATAGAGATTTTGGATATATCAACGGTAATAAATATAGAGATTAATAATGCCAACTACTGACCTTATATCACCGTTTGTAGTGAGTTGTGCAGGAGGCTTAACACTTAATAAAGATGTGTTTTCTATGGCTCCTGGAGAAGCTCTTATACTACAAAACTTTGAGCCTGATATTAAAGGTGGATATAGACGTGTCAGTGGAACAGCACAATATAATACTACAATTATACCTGAAGGATCTAGTAATTCTAGTTTAACAGTAGATTGTTCTATTATATTTAATGGTCAGATAATTGCTGCTAGAGGTGGGGATATTCATAGAGGAACTACTTCAGGTAGTTGGACAAGTTTAACTACAGGTCTTGGTACATCTAGTAGAGCATATGACTTTGAAAAATTTAATTTTAATGGAACAGACAAACTTATAATTGCAACAGGACATTCAGCTGCACAAATAATTAATACAAGTTATGCTGTAGATGTTGTAAATGCAACAGGTGGTGGAACAGCACCAACTAATCCTAAATTTGTAAAAGCATTTCAAAATCACATGTTTTATGCTGGTGCATCTAATTCACAAGAAGTTATATTTAGTGTACCATTTGAAGAGGATAATTTTACAACTGGTAGTGGTGCAGGATCATTTAAAGTTGACTCAACTGTTGTTGGATTAAAAGTATTTAGAAATGAATTAATTATATTTTGTCAAGATAGAATTTATAAATTAACAGGAACATCATCTAGTAATTTTGCAGTACAAGA